CAGAGCGGGAAGCTGTTAACTTCTAGGTCCCAGGTTCGACCCCTGGTGGTCCAGCAATGCGAGTGTTACATAATGGTAGTGTCTCTGCCTTCCAAGCAGATAGTGCCAGTTCGATTCTGGTCACTCGCTCCAACTCTTCGTAGCTCAGAGGACAGAGCATTCGGTTTCTACCCGACTGGCCGCAGGTTCGACTCCTGCCGAAGAGGCTTAGTTTCTTTCTATTACCATTATAGCAACTGTAGTCGTTGCGTTTGTATCTTCAGATATTCCAAAAAGTTTATCGTTAAAAGATATGTTTTCTAAAGTTACTGGTGGACCGTCATGTTCTACTCTAAGACCGTAGTTTGTTTTTGATACAGAAATATCACCTATTAGCGCATGTTTATTAGCGCTAGTATTTGTTATAACTATTGTATAGTGTGACTCTACCTCATCAGTAAATGTTATTTCTGTGGGAGTATTTCCTAGTGTAATCAGCTTTGTTCTAATCATTCTACTATTATACCGCTAAAAAGGACAAAACCCAATCAGAGGCGGATCCGATTGGGTTCTGTTGATCTTGCGATCATGTACTGGGAGCAAATTTTGGTGGGATGCTACAACCAGCACATATAGAGTATAAAATAATCTCTATCTAAAGTCAATGGTTAGTCCCAGATGCTTTGTTGCTTTGGATTAAATTCCCAAGGAACTTCTTTATACTTATCGTCTTCGGTTAAATCGTATAGGATATCCATAAGGACTTTGCAGTCATCGTGTTTCCATGTAAGGGTACAATGCCCATTTTCTACATTTAGGCACTTATTTAAGTATGACTCTATTTTTTCCACCATCCACTTTAAAGCTTCAGTGGCTTTTGATACGTCTTCGTAAACGCTTTTTTCCGCCCGATTCATTTTGTACGCTATTTGATCAGCGTGGATTCTCTTCATTTTCACCTTGTGGAGTAAATGATGGGGTTGGTCCAAGAAGAAATCCCTGGTTATGATACTCAACCATCTTGGATACATCTTCTGGGCCTACCAGCTTATTAGCAATAAGGGTAAGAAGATCGTATATACGGTGAAGCATAATATAATTAACCATTGGTAGGTTATCTTCTAGATTTTGCGGTTGCTCATTTTCTGTCATCTGGTCTACCCATATCTTCCCAAAACTTTTCTCGACCCATTTGGTCTGTTTCTTTTATTTGGCCACCGTCAGTTTGAATCGACGGCTGATTTAAGTTCTCCATAGTATTCCAATCCCACAGTTTTCTTGAAGCTGCACGATAAGCAGTATAGATAAATTATACCTTCATTTGTTTCGTTGCACATTAAAGGGCCCTGATCCATGGGACATTCAAGTCTAGGAACAAGGCCCTTCTCTGCAAGCAAAAGGTACTTAGACACGTACTGTATCTTCATGTACCTTCCCCTCTAATCTTTGAATTCGGTTAGGAATTCTTTGTATCTTGCCCCATTCAGGGAAGACCACGATGACCAATCAATTCCGCCTTTAGTCATATAATACGTTATCTCTGCGTTTATTACTGGGTCAAACAATAAGATGTTTGACTTTAGATCAAATTTTTCTTTACGATCAATGCCGAGTTCACCCAACATATTAATCTGAAAAATTCCGTAGGAACTGTCTCCAGTTTTCCTGTTACCATTGTAAGCCATAGGCCTTGAATTGGATTCTGACTTAGCAATAGCCCAAGCCTGTTTAAGGGCTTTTCCTTCAAAGCCAACAGCTGATAGGAGTTCTTTTAGTTCTCCGTCTGTTAGCATCTCAGAAGGCTTGTACACAGTAGTGCTGTACTTCTCTAAGGTTTCTTTCTTTAGTTGTACTGTTGATTTCACAGGTGCTTCCACCTGCAATGCTTGAGTTTCTGTAGGCCCAGGCTGGACAGTAAATAAGAATAATGTTATCATTCCTATATAAGACCAGTTGTGAACAACTTCGCTCAAACGTTGTTTTACTTTCTCCATTGGCATTTCCTCCTTTAGAGATAACGAACTATAATAGTAACATTACTTGGCAGTAGGTGTCAAGCCAGTCAACCAGAAAGATTATCATGGAAATATCATATTCTACGCCTAGATCTAATCTTACGACTAAAAATGGTTACGGTCATGCTGGATTTAAATTTACAGAAGCCCTTACTAAAATGGGTCATAGATTAACTTATCAGAACCCAAAGGCTAAATTACAAATTAATTTTTCTCAGCCATCATTATACAAAATGCATAAATATCAATATCAGATTGGATATACTCCATGGGAGTCAACAGTCGTTCCAGAATCTTGGAGAGAGAAGATAGATGCTTGTGATGAGTTTTGGACAACATCTCAATGGTGTAAGGATGTATATGAGAATAATGGATTTAAGGTTTCTAATGTTTTCCCCCACGGGATAGATGCAATTTGGTCTCCCAAAAAACGTGAGAAAACAAATGTTATAAAGTTCTTGCATGTTGGAGAACCTTCAGCAAGAAAAGGCGGGCAAGATACAGTCAATGCCTTCATTAAAGCATTTGGCAATAATCCTAATTACACATTGACAATAAAGGCTCATAAAACCAGCACTCTAAGAGTTTATGATTCGATGGGAACTATTATTGGGGTTCCACACGAAATGTATAGCAATATAAATCTTGACACAAGAGAATTAGAAGATGATGAGTTGGTGAAGATGTACCACGATCACGATATTATGATTTATCCTAGTTATGGAGAAGGCTTTGGATTTATTCCTTTTCAGGCACTTGCAACTGGTATGCCAGTTATATCAACACATGATTGGGCAGATTATAAAAAGTATTTAGGTCCCCTAAAGCTTAACTCTACACTTATAGATTCCCCATGGGAAGTTATGCATCCTGGAAAAATTTATTTTCCAAACAACGATCATCTAGTTAGTTTGCTTGAAGAAGCAGCAATTAACTTTAAAGCATATTCTGGGTACTATTATTCTCAGGCAACTGAAATACATAAAGAATATAACTGGGATCAGTTGACCAATAAAGCATTTGAAGAAATATTGAAAAAGCTATAAAACCTCTTCCCCTTTAGATTAAAGTTTGGTAGAATTGGATTTCAACTCAAAAATCATATAACCGCAAGGCGGAGAAAAGGTGTTATTAAAAATGTCAAGAACTATTGAAAACCCGTACGAAAACTTTATCGCATTATCTCGATATGCAAGATGGATATCTGAAGATAATCGTCGTGAAACATGGGGTGAGACAGTAGATAGATATTTTGACTTTATGCTAAATCATCTTTTCCAAAACCATGCATACGAACCAGATTCTAAATTAGTTGAAGAATTAAAGGATGCAGTTTATAACCGTAACGTTATGCCATCAATGAGATCTGTAATGACTGCAGGTGCAGCATTAGATAGAGATCACGTAGCAGGATATAACTGCTCATTTGTTCCAGTAGATAATCCTCGTTCATTTGATGAGACAATGTATATCCTTATGTGCGGTACAGGAGTAGGATTCTCTGTTGAGTACAAGTATGTTAATAAGCTTCCTGCCATCCCAGATTCATTTGATAAGTCTACAACAATTATTACCGTTGAAGATTCAAAGCAAGGGTGGGCTAAAGCCTACCGTGAACTATTGGCACTACTTTGGTCTGGACAGGTTCCAGCAATTGATGTTAGCAAGCTTCGTCCAGCAGGCGCAAGACTTAAGACAATGGGCGGACGCTCATCAGGACCACAACCACTAATTAATCTTTTTGATTTTACAATTGCAAAGTTTAAGTCAGCAGCAGGTCGTCAACTAAAGCCAATTGAGGCACACGATATTATGTGTAAGATCGGTGAGATTGTTGTTGTAGGTGGAGTTCGTAGATCTGCAATGATTTCTCTTTCTAATATTAATGATATTGAAATGGCTCAAGCTAAATCAGGTAACTGGTGGGAAAATAATTCACAACGTGCTCTTTCAAATAACTCTGTTGCGTATTCTCGCAAGCCAGAGATGGAACAGTTTATTGCAGAATGGAAATCACTATATGACTCAAAGTCTGGGGAACGTGGAATCTATAATGTCGCAGCAGCGCAGAAGCAGGCGGCGAAATATGGTCGCAGAGACCCTGAAGTCCATTATGGAACGAACCCATGTTCAGAAATCATTTTACGTCCTTATCAGTTTTGTAATCTTTCAGAAGTCGTATTACGTGAAAACGATACAAAGAAAGATATTGAACGTAAAGTACACCTTGCAACAGTTCTTGGAACATGGCAAGCAACCCTAACAGATTTTAAATACCTTCGTAAAATTTGGAAAGATAATACTGAAGAAGAGCGCCTACTGGGAGTTTCCTTAACTGGACAATTTGGACATAAGTTTATGTCAGGAAAAGAAGACCTAGTTTCTTTAGAAGCATTTTTAATGACTCTTAGAGAAAAGGCTAGAGCAACAAATACAGAAGAGGCTGGGAAAATTGGGATTCCTGAGTCTGCCGCCATTACTTGCGTAAAGCCTTCTGGAACAGTATCTCAATTGGTCGGGGTGTCTTCGGGAATGCATGCATGGCATTCTCCATATTATATTCGTACAGTTCGTGGTTCAAAGGGAGATCCAATCTCTACATTCTTGAAGGAAGTCGGAATTCCTGTAGAAGATGATGTTATGAAGCCAAACGACACATACGTATTCTCATTTCCAGTAAAGGCACCAGAAGGTGCAATTGTGAGAAATGATCTTACTGCTATTGAGCACTTAAACATATGGTTAGTTTACCAACGTGCATGGTGTGAGCACAAGCCTTCTATTACAGTTTCTGTAAAGGAAGACGAATGGATGGAAGTCGGAGCTTGGGTGTATAAGCACTTTGACGAAGTATCTGGAATTTCATTCCTGCCGCATTCTGATCACTCATACAAGCAAGCCCCTTACCAAGAAGTCAGCAAAGAAGAGTATGAAGATCTTCTAGCCAAGATGCCTAGCGAAATTCGTTGGGAAGACTTGTCATTCTATGAAACAGAAGATGGCACCAGCGGAACACAGACCCTTGCCTGCACTTCAGATGGCAATTGTGAGATTGTAGACATTTCCGCATAAAGGGTATATAATAAAGATTGGGGTAAAACCCAAAATTCCTGGGTACAATGCCCAGAAATAGGAGGATCTAATGAAACAAGATCTAAACAATGATGGAAAGGTAACTATGCAAGAGAAAATTCTCGCAGCATTGTCAAGCTATGGTCGTCACTTTTTG